GTTATACTTAGCAATTTTATTTTATAATTCTTTTTTCTTTTCTGCATATGTTTCATTTTGATATTCTTGTTGTGCAGCTAACATAAACTTTTTAAACTTCTTACGGTCTTGATACATTTCTTCCATCATCTTAGGCAAGAAACCTTGAAAATCTGTTCTAAAGAATTGACCGTTCGGCGTTAATGTTGCTCCTTTTAGATTCGAGGTGTCAATCTGCGATTTCAAAAGTTTATCAACTGTAATACCTTGAGATAATACATCACGCATTTCTTGTGTATAATTTTGTGGTTCAATCAAAGTTTCAGGAGATATATTATATTGCATCATTAAATGTGGATATAGACTGTTCAAATCGAATGATGCAACCCACTTGTGTAAGCCTGTTTGTGGTTCTTTAACATATGCACCCTCAAATGCAGAATCTTTATCTTTGACGATTCTTGGTGGAACAATAATTTTTTTCTCCAACAAATAAGAATATGTTAGAGAATCCCACATACGAGTTTGTGCAAATACATCTTCATAATTCGTCTTAGTGTCATATGCAAGAGTTACTGCCAACTCTAACAATTTTAACTTATCTTCCAACTTCAATATGAGATCAACGTCTTTGATGTTATATTCAATAAATTTTTGATAGTTGAGTTTGTATAATTGGTGTAAACTATCATACTCATCATACGACAATTTCTTTTCACCTAATTCTACATTGGCAATATTATCGAGTTTATAGGATTCTTGTGACTTGCCGCCTGGCGCATACCATTTGTACAGTTCGATATAATCAAGTGAAGCTAGACCAACCAACTCATATGCAATTAATTGTCTGCCATTAATAACAGTAGTTCTTTCGTTGATTCTATTCCAAGGCGACAACTTCTTACAGTCATCTTCACCTAGAATTTTTTTGAATCGATTTATCAAATAAGGCACATCAAAGAACTTTGTATTCCAGCCAGTTATGATGTCCGGTGTTTTCTCTGACCACATCCTAAGAAAATGTTTACACAACGACCATTCATCTTTACACTTATGATATGTGACATTTTCTGGATCATTATTCTCATATGAACCACAACCATAAACATATTTGTGTCCGTTGATATAGTGAATAGCAATAGCTGTGATTGGTTCATTTGCTTCGTATGGATCAGGGAAACCATTTTCTGATCCAACCTCAATATCAATAATTGCAATTTCTAATTTATCGAAATCGTAGTCAATCATGCCTTGGTGTTGATCAGCAATAAAGGCATATTCGAAACGAGTTTGTCCATAGATTTTAGGACCATTGGAAACACCATCAAACTGTTTTATATAATCTCTGGCTTCTTTCATTGTGCCAAAGATTTTTTGATCTAGATAATCACCATCTAGTGATGTGAAGTTTGTGATGCGTTTGGATGGGATATAGAGTGAAGGAGAATATTCAACTCTCTGCTTCACTCTTTTTCCGTTCTGTATACCTCTGTACAGTATGTTACTGCCAAAAGTTTGAACATTAGTGTAAAATGTTTTCATCCTGTAATAATTTGTTTTTGTCCTGGTACAACAATACCACTACCAAAAATCTGTTCGTAGTTTCTCACAAAATCTTCAGCTGGAACATACGAGTATACTATATTTTTCTTTCGTATGGCAATAGTTGCCCCTGTTTTTTGTTCAGAGTGAATAGGAAAAGGTGCAAATCCGACATTAGGTGTGCCATCTTTACCACGCATAACTGCAATACCAACAGGATTAGTAAAAACAATTTCCGTTTCAGATTCTCCTTCGACTTCACCAAGGATATCTTCTCCTGTAATAAGTTTAGCTGCTAAAATATTCATAATAATGCCCTTTTTATATAAATAATAATATGAGTTGAATAGGAAGTATACTGTTTTCTGGCTACATTGTCAATTAAAATAAAGGTATACTTTAAAAATCATGGATTACATCGCATATGGCATAGCAATAATATCTCTGGCCATCTCCATATATGTATTGTTTGAACTCCAAGAAATTAAAAACTTGGATTTATTCGATATATTCAAAAAACGAAAGTGACTTGATTGAATTTGAATTGTTTGGTATTACAAATTTGATTTAGGAACTAGAATGGACAAATTAGATTTAAGTGCAGGTAAGTCTGCTCTTGGCTCTATTAAAGAAGCCAAAAATTTAGGTAAAGAATTCGGCGGTATGATCACCGATGAACAGGCTGAAAATGAACGCCTTATCCAAGCACAACATAAAAAAAGAGTAGAAGAAAAAGAAAGAGCCATAAAGTGGGCAGAGTTTGCCGAGTTTCGTGCTGTAAAAGAATATGAGAAACAAAAACAAAGAGAAGAAGAATTAGGCAAATTAAAAAAATCCGTTACTGATAAATATGGTAATGCAGCTTGGGCTGAAGTAGAAAAAATTAAAGAAAAACAAAATCAAGAGCATGAGGAAGAAAAATCTCTGATTGATGATGATCGGCACAAGATAAATGATCTGATGTGGTGGTGTGTTACAGTAGCGGCTCTCATAACATATTTTTTCAAGTTATACAAAATATGAAACCGCCTAAAAAAAGTAATCAACCAGCCATCGCAATCATTACAATTATCGCTATGATAATTATGATGTATTTGGAATTTTACTCCGCTCAAGTTAAGAAGCGAGCAGATTGGGAAGCAGAAAGAAAAGCTGAAACAAGAAATAGGTGATTTTTTTATGAGATTAGCTCCGAAAGTTGCACTAATAACAATACTGTGTATTTCATTATTGTTTTTATTAGAATATCTAAAAATTAAATGAAACATCCAATCGAAATTTATATGGACTTTTGTACCAATATGTTTTTAATTTGGTACTTTAGTCTATATGACATCACCAAGTATAAAATCTAAAATCACTTTTTTAAATTTTTGAATTGTCGGAATTTTTTTCGGAGCCGGATTCAAAAATTTCGAAATTTGGAGCGGTCGGCCGCTATGCTCGGCTAAACTAAGTGGGAACTCAATTCGTACTATTACAGACCGCATTTATAATATTATATATACACTCTCACAAAAAATCAATACTACTTCTGGTAAACTTGGCCTGACCAGGAGGAATCGAACCCCCGTATAGATGCTTAGAAGGCACCTGCGTTATCCACTACGCTATGGTCAGTTTTATTCCTCTACAATCAATTCATAATCTTGTTTCGAAACACCACACTCTGGACAACCAACTGAGTCTGGCAACATAGCATAATCTTCTTCTGTTAAAATGTGGCCACAAACCACGCAGCGATAGTATCTCATTATGCGATCTCCTGTTTCATTTGTTGATATTTTGAAGCGTGTACCTTTTCGGCACCTTGTAGTGCTTTGAATCTCTTAGCAGCCAATTCTAAAACTTTTTTAAATTCTTCAGCGTGTTCTACTGATTCTTGAATTTGATTCTGAGCTTCTTTTGCTGCTTGGTCATTTCCTTCTGCAATGGCTTCATCGTACATCTTAGGATACATTTCCGTATATTCATATGTTTCACCATCAATAGCCATTTGAAGGCTGTCATTTACATTTGGTGTACCAACAAGGAGTTCTAGATGACCCCATGCGTGTTTCACTTCTTGCTCGGCGGTATGTTCAAAATGTTTTGCGACTTCCTCATATCCTTGTTCACGAGCAAGTTTTGCAAAATATCGATACTTCACATGGGCCTGCGATTCTCCAGCAAAAGCAGCCTCCAGATTTTTAATTGTGACACTCATTTATTTTTCCTTTCAAATAATTAACATTGATAGTAATAAACTATACATTATTACTTATTGCAAAGCAACACAAAAATGACTTATTACCGGTATGATATTTTTTTATGACGCTGATCGAAAAAAACAATTATGCCATGTTTAAAGTTTTTAATCTATCAGCCGCATATGATGCCGCAAAGGCTTGAGGTTTGACCATTGGTATGACATTACAGGTACCACGAATATAACCAATGGCTTCGTTGATAACACAATTTGAACCGTGCATTTCATTTGGATTAATGTCCAGATGAACTTCAACATCACGACCTTCTAAAACATCTGCAAGTTTTAAATATAAATCACTTACACGATAAACTTCATTCATCAATCGATATCTTGGACGATTTTGTTTTTGATCATAATCTTTTTCACGGTATACTTCACCAAACAATTTGCATCCGTGTTTTCCATCAATATGAATTACAATTGCTAGAACATAATCTGCATACCACACTTTATCAATCTTGAATCTTTCCGAATCACAACCAATATAAATTTTTGTTTCTGCACTTTGGTTTTCAATAAAGTTTTTTACTTCTTCAAGATTGATTTTTTTCATAAAGTCACCTTTTTGGTTTTGGTAATTGTGGAAGTTTTTTCCACTCCTCTATCCATTTGTCTTGATCTAATTGTTTATCGATCACTTTATCAAGTTTTTCATTTGTTTCTTTTAATCGTTCTATCACAATATCGTTTTTATCTCTTGTATCATGTATGACTTTATGCATACCATCTAGTCTACCTTCAAATATAAGTATCCGTTCT